TGGAATGATGACTTCAATACACATAAGAAATATTTTGTAGATCACTTAATCGGTGCTCCTAATAAACCTAATATTACAAACTGGCATAATCCTAAAACAAATAGTAGTGGTATTATTAAAACTACTAGAACGTGGTACAAGGGACCTATCAAGTGTAGAGATTATGAATCAACAATCAATATTGAACCATCATGGCCAGTTGCATATTTCAGTAGTGGTCCTGTTAGAAATACAGATTTTGGTACGGCATGTATTATGCCTGACGGAAGGGTAGAGATTCAATAATGCCACCATTTGATCCAAGAATGTATGTTAAGATGATGTTTTATAGTATAGTTTTTATACTAGTATGTACATATCTATTTGCTAATGAGAATGGCGATTTATCAGGTCAGATTTATCCTGTATCAGTTGTGAATACATCTGAAGGTGTTATAACGGTGACTAGAGATGAAGAAGTTATGAGTCAGAAAGTCAAAGAGCGTTGGGTCACACCTGATGGTCAATGGTGCTTTGTGACCGTAGTTATTAAACAAGAGGGTGATAACATAATTAAAAAAGAAGAATTACATTGTAGCGATACAAAGTTTGGTATAACGAAGAACGAAGAAATAGAGAAGTTGAAAAAACAAATAGAATTAGAAAAGGCAAAGAAACCAGGATACTGGGAGTTATTTGCTGCTTTCTATTACAAAGACGATAATGCACCGTTGTATTGTCGTAAATATGCAAGACCAGATAGTTGGTTCAAACGACCTGGTACTGCTTGTTTAAAACCAAACGGAGAATGGAAGATACTTAAATGATAAAGACCGCAGTTATCCTTGTATTTGCGTGGGTTTGTATCGCTTTTACATGGGATCCTTTTGTAGCAACAGTTAATAGTACACAGGCTGTTGACAAAACCAAAGAAATAGTGTATAATGTGTATAATAATGTGAAGGAGAAAGTGAATGAGTAAATATCTCAAATATATAATGATCGCTAGTCTAGGTTTATTACTGACTAATTGTGCGTCATCAACATATACGATTAAGAAAGAGGGCAACAAGACCGTTAAAAAAGTGCCTGCTTGGTATATGGCTGATATTGCAGAAAACAAGGCATGTGATAAAAAGAGATTTGGCAAATCTAAAAACAAAGAATGTATCTACGGTGTAGGTACTGCTGTTTCACCATCATTAGAACTTGCAATTGACAAGGCTAAGATGATTGCGAAAGCAGAAATGGCTGATATTATCAAAGGTGAGATGAATAAGAAGATAAAAATATTTGTTTCTGAACTAGGTAATACTCAAAATAAAACAATAGTAAATGACGTTGAGTCTGCTCTTGTAAATACTATCAAAGAAACACCTGTGAGAGGATACGAAGTGTTCGCTCAGGAAGTTACCATGACAACAAATGGTTACTATCGTGCTTGGATAGGATTAAGATTACCTCTAGGTGAGTTTAATAAGATGTATAACTACACAGTAGATAGTGTGGTTGACGCTTACAAATTAAAAGAACTTGCTGAGAAGGCATACGAAGACGTTGAAGTAGAAGTGGTACAACAATAATGTCTAAGATAACTATTTACTCAAAGCCTAATTGTGTATTTTGCGACAAGGCAAAATCAATGATTAAGAATCTAGGCTTTGAGTACGAAGAAAAAATGTTTGGTAAAGACTTTAAAACACCAGACGAGTTATTTGAGGCCGTAGGTAAACAAGTGAGAACTATGCCTCAGATAATTATAGATGATAAACATATCGGTGGCTATAACGAACTAGTAGAATATTATACCGATAAAGGTTTAGTAAACTTTAAGGGTGAGAAGATAAATGCAGATGGCTAAGACACCAGACAATATCATACCTTTCCCTAAGAAGTATAGAAGACCCACAACGCCTGAACAAGACAAGGCAATGGAGAAAAGAATACAACAAGAACACCAAAAGATATATTGTCAGGCGATGTGTGATGAGATTACAGAGAACATATTGATAAAATTACATAGTGAGAATATAAAGGTAACAGATAAGAATTTTTTAAAAGATTATAAACTTGTATCAGAGGCATTGAAATCTATGATGTTAAGAACTCAGAGTATCAAACATCCTCTACAAAAGAAAGTTGATAAGGCAGTACAGACTAAGGGTGAGGGACAA